ATGCCGATCCTGCGTGAGGACGCGAAGGACGCTGCGGAGATCCAGCAGATTCTCGCGGCGACGATCACAGTCCTGATCAAAGAGGGCTATAAGGCGGATGCCGCGGTCAATGCGGTGATGGGCCAGAACCTGAGCACGCTGGTGGGGCAGCACACCGGCCTGGTCAGCGTGCAGTTGCAGCCGCCGGGGACCGCCGCGCAGCCGCCGCCGAACGGGGAGAAGCCGGCGCTGCCGGCCGGCAAGGGGAGCTGAACCGGGGATGCCGTGGCACATCGGCAAGTCCGCGAAGTGCCCGGCCAGCAAGCCGCATGCGGTGATCAAGGACTCGGACGGGTCGGTGGCCGGCTGTCATGCCACGAAGGCCGAAGCCCAGAAGCAGATGGCAGCGCTCTACGCAGACGAAGGCGGCAGCATGAAGCACCGGACACCAGACGTCGACCTCGTCCGTTCGGTGACGGCGGTCCCGGAGCTTCGTGGCACCGCCGTGGACGGCAGCCTCGGCAGGCTGGTGCTGCGGTTCTCCATCTTCAACCGGTGGTACCCGGTGTCCTCGTTCTGGGAGGGCGACTTCGTCGAGCGGACCAAGCGGGGCTCGTTCGAGCAGACGATCCGCGAGGACCGGGACCGGATGCGCAGCCTGTTCGACCACGGCTTCGACATGCAGATCGGCAACAAGGTGCTCGGCCCGATCGACGACCTCCGGGAGGACCCGGACACCCCGGTCGGCGAGGTGCCGCTGTTCGACACCACCTACAACCGGGACCTGCTACCTGGCCTGAGGGCTGGCGTGTACGGGTCGTCGTTCCGGTTCCGGGTGCAGGAGGAGTCCTGGAACGACGAACCGGACCCGTCGGACTACAACCCGAAGGCCCTGCCGGAGCGGACGATCACCCGGGTCAAACTGTTCGAGTTCGGGCCGGTGACATTCCCGGCCAACCCGGACGCCACGGCCGAGATGAACAGCGCCGTGATGCGTTCGACCACCGACCAGTTCTACGACCGGCTCGCCCAGCGGGACGCCGCCGCCTTCGAGGCCGCGGTCCGCTGCGCGCAGCGGTCGATCCCAGACTTCACCGGGCGGCCCGGCGCGTGGAGCGCGGGCGGCGGTGCGCACCACCCCGACGACCAGCCAGGGAACGGCCAGCCGTCACCCCACCCGTTCACCGACCCGAAGGTTCTGGAGCTGAACCTTCGGCACCAAGGAGTGCGACTGTGAACCGTTCCCTCCGCCGGCATCCGCTGACCGGCCACCCCATCCGCCCGCTTGGTCGCCGCAAGGACGGCCGCCCGATCTGGCCCATCCTCGGTGGCGACGACACCGTCACCGATGACCGCCCGGTCCTGCCCACCCTGTCCGAGGATGACCTGCGCGGGAAGACCCCCCGCGAACTGGAAGAGCTGATCGAGGTCGCCGACGCGCACATCCGGTCCATCACCAAGGACGACCGCGGCGCGCTGCGCAGCCTGGACGACCCGGAGAAGGCGGCGGTCGAGCTGCTGCTGGACATCCGGGAGAAGGCCCGCGGCCGGATCGACGAGCACAACCGCATCAGCGACGTGTTGTCCCGCCGCCCGGCCGCCGTCCAGCGGGCGCTGCAGAACCTCGGCTCCCGCCGCGACAACGACCCGCTGGCCGACTTCCGGCATCTGACCTCCCGCGAGGCCAAGGACGAGGCACTGCGCAGCCTGGACAACAAGTACGACACCGCGCACATGACCGACCCGCAGAAGACCGAGGTCGAGAAGCAGGTCCGCACCAGCGAGTACATCGCCCGCCGGGTGCTGGTGACCGAGAACGACGCCTACCGCGAGGCGTTCCTGAAGATGGTCACCAAGCCCGACGGGCACGTGTACCTGACGGACGACGAGCGGCAGGCGCTGCGTGCCTACGACGAGTTCCGGGCCATGTCGGAGAACACCACCACCGCGGGTGGATTCGGCATCCCGGTGTTCATCGACCCGTCGATCATCTTGACCGCGCAGGAGAGCCCGAACCCGTTCCTGTCCATCGCTCGGCAGGAGAACATCAATACCAACATCTGGCAGGGTGTCTAATCGGCCGGTGTGACCTGGGCGTTCCAGACGGAGGCGGCGCCCGCGACGGACAACTCGCCGACCCTCGCGCAGCCGTCGGTCACCGTGCACATGGCCCGCGGCTTCATCCCTTACTCGATCGAGGTCGACCAGGACTACCCCGGCTTCGCCTCCGAGATGGGCCGGCTGCTGGCCGAGGGCTACGACGAGCTCCTGACCAACAAGTTCACCGTCGGCTCCGGCACCGGCGAGCCCCGCGGCATCCTCACCGCCCTGTCCGCGAACACCAACGTCCGGGTCCGGGTGCAGACCTCCGGCACCCTGTTCGGCGCCAACGACCCGTACGCGGTGTGGAAGGCGCTGCCGGCCAAGTACCGCAGCCGTGCCGCCTGGCTGATGAGCATCGGCGTGAACAACGCGCTGCGGCAGCTCGGCACCGCCAACGTCTACCACGCCACCACCGTCACCCTCCCCGACGAATGGCTGGAGTACCTGTTCTCCAAGTCGGTGTACGAGGGCGTGTACATGCCGGACGTGACCACCTCCACCTCGGCCACGGACGGGCTGGCGGTCGTCGGCGACTTCCGGAACTACCTGATCGCCCGCCGTGGCGGCATGTCGATCGAGCTGATCCAGAATCTGGTGCAGCAGGTCACCGCCGGGTCCGGGCCCGCAGTCCCCACCGGGCAGCGGGGCTGGTTCGGGTACGCCCGGATCGGCGGGAACTCGATCAACGACCTGGGTTTCCGCCTGCTGGTGAACACCTGACCGGCGGGTACATGAAGACCACGGATGTCCCCTTCCTGAGGCAGGAACCCATGGCAGAGAAGTCCACGCCGTCCACCTCCCCGTCTACCGCACCGAAGGCCGCCGCTTCGTCGCTGGCTCCGGCGGCCGAATCGTCGGATGCGGCGGTGCATCAGCTTCTCGCGGAGCGGGAGGCGGCGCGGCTGAACGACGACGGCGACGCGGTGAAGGACGTCGACAAGCGGCTGGCCGACCTCGGCTACATGGCCGGCTGACCCAACATCAAGGGCTGGCAGCCCCCGTCGCCCCTCCCGGGAGCGGGGGCTGCCGCACATCCCGGGAGGAACGCGTGGCACTGATCGAGACCGTGTACGCGAAGGACAGCTTCACCACCGTGCACCCGGACGGCGGTCGGCCGATCCTGGTCAAGAAGGGCCAGCACTGGGCGGCGGAAGACCCGATTGTGAAGCGGCACCCGGAGGCGTTCTCTGCGGACCCCCGCTGGGGGTTGGAGTACACGCGGGAGCCCGAGGGCTACGCCGACCCGCCGTACGAGGACCGGCCGGTGGAGCAGACCACTGCGGCGCCGGGGGAGAAGCGGAACGTCCGCCGGGCCGACCATGGCTGAGCGGCTGAACGTGGAGGGTGGCCTGTCCGGCGAGCGGCCGGAGCACGGAACGCCGCTGCCGAACCGGGCCGATGCGGCGTGGGCCGAGCTGGAGGCGCTGCGCGCCGAGGCTGAACGGCTGGGCCTGGAGGACTACAGGCGCGACCCGCTGGCCACGCTGCGGGTTCGGGTCGAACGGGCCCGGAAGGCGCTGGGCGAGTGACCGATCTTGAGCGCCCACCGCCGTCGGAGTGCGTGATGGTCGCCTACGTCAACCACGACGTCGTGGGTTACGCCTGGTACCACTCCATCGTCCAGATGATCGGCTGGGACATCGCCAACTCGGGGCGGGTGTTGGTCGGCGGGCACATCGCCATCCGGTACGGCACCGACGGGCTGATTGAATCCCGGAACAAGGCGGTTGAGCAGTTTCTGGCCGGCGACGGCGCTGACTGGCTGTTCTGGGTCGACACCGACATGGGGTTCGCCCCGGACACGGTGGACCGGCTGCTCGCGGTCGCGGACCCGGAAGAGCGGCCAATCATCGGCGGGCTGTGCTTCACCCAGCGGGAGATGGACCCGGACGGGATCGGTGGGTGGCGGACCGAGGCCACCCCGACCGTGTTCGACTGGCTGCACATCGGCGACAAGCAGGGGTTCGCGGTCCGCTGGGACTACCCGCGGGACACCGTGGTGCGCTGCTCGGGGACCGGCTCGGCCTGTGTGCTGATCCATCGCAGCGTGTTCGAGAAGATGTTCGCGAAGTACGGCCGGTCCTGGTACGACCGGGCATACAACCCGAGCATGAAGCAGAACACGTCGGAGGATCTGTCGTTCTGCATGCGGGCGGTGGCGCTGGGGATCCCAGTGCACGTGCATACCGGGGTGAAGACCAGCCATCAGAAGACGGTCTGGCTGTCCGAGCACGAGTACGACCAGCAGCGGCCAGCTCCTCCCGCGACGGTGGAGACTGCGGTCGTCGTCCCGGTGCTGAACCGGCCGGGTAACGCCGAGCCGTTCATGCGCAGCCTGCGCGCGTCGACAGGGCTGGCGAAGGTGTATGCGGTCGGCTCGGCTGGTGATGACGAAACAGCACTCGCGTGGAAGGACGCTGGGGCCGAGGTGATCCTCGGCCTTGCCGAGGATGTGACCGAACAGGGTCGCCCACTCGGCAATCAGGATTCCTGGGCACACACCTTCGCCGAGAAGGCGAACCTCGGCTACCGGCAGACCCGGGAGCCGTGGCTATTCCTGGTCGGCGACGACGTGCGGTTCTGGCCTGGCTGGCTCGACCATGCCCAGCACGCGGCCGAGGACCGCTACCACGTCATCGGCACCAACGACCTCGGCAATCCCCGGGTCACCGCCGGCGAGCACGCCACCCACCTGCTGATCCGCCGCAAGTACGTAGACGGCATGGGAGCATCGTGGGACGGCCCCGGCGTGGTCGCGCACGAGGGGTACGGCCACTGGTTCGTGGACGACGAGATCGTGGCGGCGGCGAAGGCCCGCGGGGTGTGGACGCCGTGCCTGACCGCGAAGGTCGAGCACCTGCACCCGATCTTCGGGAAGGCCGAGGTCGACGACACCTACCGGCTGGGCGCCGGCCATGCGGAGCGGGACAAGACGCTGTTCGAGCAGCGGTGCCAGGAGTACCTGTGACTGATGTCGTCAGTGGCCTGTATCCGGTGCAATTGCAGCCACCGCTCACGGTGAGGGCCGAGCCGTTCCCGCATGTGGTCGTGGACGGCTGGTGGGACCCGGCCCTGCTGCGTGCCGTGCTGGCCGAGTTCCCGGCCACCGATGCCCCGGGCTGGCGCCGGTACGACAACGGTCAGGAGCGGAAGCTGGAAGGCCCTGCCGGTCTGTGGGGGCCGCGGACCCGGGAGTTCCTCACCCTGGTCAAGGACCGGACGCCAGCGTTGGAGGAGGCGTTCGGCATCCCCGGCCTGCAGATGGAGACGGTCGGCGGCGGCTACCACCTGATCCCACCCGGCGGCTACCTGAACGTCCATACCGACTTCTCCCGCTCGCCCCGCACCCAGCGGTACCGGCGGCTGAACCTGCTGGTCTTCCTC